GTCGAAGAGGGCAAGGAAAAGTATGCCAACTCCGTGATGGAGGATGATGGTAGCTTTGTGGCTCCTGCTACTCGTGGTGCTTCTCGCAAGAAGACCGTCAAGGCTGAGACCAAGAAGCAGCCTGAGCCGGAAGAGGACGAGGATGAGGAAGACGAAGACGAGGAAGATGAGGAGCCTGAACCTCCCAAGAAGGCCAAGAAGGCAGTGAAGAAGACTGCCAAGAAGGCCAAGAAGGTTGAGGACGATGACGACTTCGAAGAGGTCGACGACTGATCAAAGCAGGTGGCTGATTACTCAGCCACTCAATGCAGACAACCTGAGTTGCCAAACAGATATGCAACCTGTCTATATCTAGACTTTTGACGGTTGTCTGTATTGAGAAGCTGAGTATATATATCCGGTACAAGTAACAAAGCTTCTGGCAGGGGCATAGCCAGCTGCAGGGAAAGTGGTACCATCCCCAGCACCAGGAAAAGAGTGCCAGGCACGCGATTCGCCGTAGGAATCCAAGGTTGGGCCAATAATAAGTGAGATGGTAGCAACTGTTGATGGGTGTCTATCCCCATCTATTTAATTCTTGTAGGAAAGGAGGAACGCCTATTTTTGTCAGCTATTCCCGCATGAGCGCATATCTCTCTTGCCCTTATCTTCACTGGTTACGGTATGTTCGTCGTTTGACAAAGAAGAAGCCTGAACGACCTCTGTATTTTGGTACAGACTTCCATAAGCTACTGGAACTGAGGAATGATAAAGAAGCCCTCAAGGAAGCAAAAGCTCTGATACAGGATACCTATTATGAGATGCCTGCAGCCTTTCAAGGTGAGCTCGGGGAAAACTACATCGAAGACTTGTTCAACATCTTCAAGGATTACAGAACAGTGTACAAGGATGTAAGACAGCCTCAAATCACTGAAAAGGAGTTTGAGCTTGAAGTTGGGGAATGCAAGGGAGAGCCAATTGTTTTCGTTGGCAAAATTGATGAGCTGTATTTGCTAAAGCATCACGGAGTGAAGTCCATTACTGTGGGTGAACACAAGACGTTCTCAAACAAGCCTAACATGGATGTGCTTGTTATGAATTCACAAAAGTGTTTGTATGCAAAAGCAGTTCAATATCTTTGGGGCATTTTACCCGACAAGGTAAAATGGGACTACATTCGTTCTACACCTGCGTCTTATCCGATATGGCTTGAGAAGTCAGGTAGATTCAGTGATGCTTCTTCCACTAAGATCACCCCTATGAGCTGGAAGCGAGCCTGCAAAGAAAGAGGAATCACTGACCCAGACATCATTGCTAGGGGTGAACGATATCGTGCAAACATACCTGAGTTTTACTTTCAGGTTGAGCTTGATATTGATCCAGCCATGGTTGATAAAGTTTGGGAGAGTTACCTGTACACTGCCAAACAGATCATACGTTTTGGTGAAAAGAACCAAGCTCACAACATTACCCGCAACTGTTCTTGGTGTACATACCACGATATCTGCTATGCCGAAATGACTGGTGGTGACGTGGAATATGTAATTGCCAAAGACTTTGAGGAAAAATCTATCAAGGAGGATAACAATGGGTCTACTTGACTCTGCTGTTGATATCCAAGAGCTTGGTCAGCGCAATCTGTGGGTCATCTACGGGAAATCAAACAGTGGTAAAACCTATGTTGCATCTACTTTCCCCAAACCGATGCTCTATCTGAGAATTGGTGATGATGGATCCAATACGATTGCCAGAGTGGAAGGTATCAAAGGTGTGCCTCTTAACTCAACCAAGCAGCTCAAGGATATTGCCAAAGAACTGCAAAAGGACAAAGCCTACAAGACTATCGTAGTTGATACATTTTCCTTGCTCACTAATGAGTGGGTAGATGAAAATGTCATCAAGAAAAACAAGCGCATGACCCAGCAATTTTGGGGTGATCTGAAGACTGAGACTGAAGAGCTCATCAAAGAAATGCACAAGCTGGCGCGTAAACACATCGTTGTGTTAACCTGTCATGAAGCAACTGATGCTATTGACGGTATGGAAGATGAGATTGCTCCTGATGTGAGACCGAGTGTATCAAAAGGCGCAAGGACTTATCTTGAAGGTATGGCCAACTATGGAATCCATACAACCAGAATCGTCAAAGAGGTCACCAAAGGCCATACCACCAAGGAAGTGGTAAAGTTCGCTGCTGATATTGGTCCGAACCCATACTACTGGACCAAGCTTCAGATTGATCCCAGCATCAAAGTCCCTAGCAGAATAATCAACCCGACCTATGATAAATTCATGGAAATCATCGGTGGGGAAGAACAATAAACAAGGAGGAATATCAAAATGAGTAGAAAAGTTCGTGTGGACCTGACAGGTGTGGAAAGTTACACCAGATGCCCCGAGGGCGAGTGGCTTGCTCGTCTGAAAAAGATTGATGTTGGTGAGGTGCAGGGCAGCGGTGACGATGCTCTCAAGGCTCAGTTCGAGGTGATCAAGGGTGAAGCCAAGGGCAATACCGTCTTTGAGACCTTCAGTCTGTCCGAAAAGGCTCTGTGGAAGCTGAAGTCCTTCCTGGATGCTGTGGGCATGAAGTCCGATGGCAAGCTGAATCTTGACCTTGACAAGATGGAAGGCAAGATCTGCATCATTGAGGTCATTCATGACGAGTACAATGGTGTCAAGCGTGCCAAGATCAACTCCTACATCAAGCCCACTTCTGAAGGGGACGATGACGACGAGGAAGATACTGATGAAGAGGAGCTGGACGAAGAAGAGGAGGAGAAGCCTGTTAAGAAGTCCAAGAAAGCTCCTGTGAAGTCTTCCAAGAAGAAGCCGGAACCTGAGGAAGAAGACGAAGACGATGATGAGGACGAAGAGGAGGATGAGGAAGAAGAGGAAGAACCTCCCCGCAAGTCCAAGAAAGCAGCTGCAAAGCCCTCCAAGAAGGCAAGCAAAAAGTCTTCCAAGAAGGATGATGACGAGGACGACTGGGAAGACGATGATTGAAGCCTAATTTGGCCACCAGAGTATTCCCCATTTTGAACACAGGGGGAGGGGAAACCCTCCCTCTCTACAAGGAAGTGGTGTAGCATGGATTTATACAATATTCCAGGTGATACTGGGGGAACATGGAGATTAAATAAGTTTGTAGAATACCAACACGAAGTTCCAAGTATACACTATCGAGTATTGGGCGAATACATAAAACGGTACGTGGTTAATCTAGATGATGCCATAATGATGTGCTGGTATATGTCTTCAACTTATAATGAAGTTACCTGTATTCTTCTCCAAGAAATATTTGATTGGAGAAGCGTTACACCGCAAACAGTGAAAAGCTACTGTGAGAAGTTTTGGACTGACTATAAATCTGTTCTAGAATTTGGATCATCAAGAAAATATGCAAAGAATATGAATTGGTTCCCAGTTCTTATGGAACAGTTTATACGAAAAACCAAGAAGCATCCATATCGTTGGTTAAAAGCTTTGTCCAATGGGAGTCCAGTAAATTCATATCTCTCTGTGTATGAAGAAGTATCTTCTATGAAGTATACAGGACGATTTGCCACAGACCTTTTTATGGAATCTATCTTGTATCTACAAGACTATTTTGGATTGTCATACTATGAACCATCTAAACTGGATTGGAAAAAGTGTAGCAATCTCACATCAGGTCTTCTCAATATTTGCTATGAGGATGAGGCAGCTAATGAGTTTGATAGAACAGGAAAGCTTGTGTTTTCGCCAAAGTATCTAAGAAAAGAACTGCTAATCATTCAACAAAGAATCTCTACTGTGTATCCAGAACAAGAAGATGATATAAATTTGTTCATTGGCAAACTATGTAGCTTTCGCAATTTGTTTAAATCTTCTCGGTATGGTGGATTTCATCACGACAGAGAATTGGGATGGCTGAATTCCTATCAACAAACCCTGCCAGAATTTGACAGGCTTTGGAAAAGGATATTCAAACTTCGGAGAAATATGTTCGATGAACGATTCCTTGGAGAACTTCATGATTGGAATGGAATTCGCCCTGAACGCAAGAAACTTTGGTTGAGGGAGGGATTGACAGGTGTCGAAAAGAGTGCTTGTTAACATCCGCGGTTGTAATGGAGCTGGCAAATCCACCATACCTATGTCGATGATGGATGACCCAAAAATGTTTGTACAAGAGCTATATTATTCTGATGGGAAAAAGATGGGAGCACTCACTGTATTCCCTTCCTATGGATGGGTAGCTCTTGGAACCTACTTTAACAAGACCGGAGGTATGGATACCCTCAAGAACAATGAAGTGACCCGCATGACTTTGTGTGCTGCTCTTGATCTGTTTCCTGAGTATGATGTTCTCATGGAAGGGATTATGGCAAGCACGATCAGATCAACTTATATTGACCTATTTCATGCGATAGAAGATGCCTATGATAATGTACAGGTGATGGTGTTTTCGTTCCTTCCTCCTGTGGAAATCGCACTCAGACGAGTGTATAAGCGCAATGGAGGCAAGCCCATCAAAGAAGATGCAGTGAGAGCCAAATGGGGTATGGTGGAAAGAGGACATCAAGCATTCAAAACTGAAGGTTTTGTTGCTCTGAGAATAGATACAAGTAGAGTCCCAAAGGACTTGATGCTTCATGCTTTTTTGAAGAGTGTGGAAAAGTATAGGAGAGAATGATGAAGCCTGTAATTGCTATCCCCTCATACAACAACCCGAATAGTCCTTTGTTTTCTAAGCTGGCTGGCCTAGGGCTTGACGTGTACGTGTATGTACGAAAAGAACAATATGATGCATATGCACCCATAAAGCAGTACGGAATCACCCTTGTAAAGCTCAGTAATGTTTCTGAGATCGGTATGACTCGGAATTGTATTATGAGACACTTGCATAGCAAGGGCATTGTTTGGGCATTTATGTTTGATGACGACATAAGCAAGGTGGAACAACTTGGATACCGTACAGAAAAGCAACGATGGGATGCAGAAAGGATAATCAATGGATCTCTCACTGGTCCTTCAGTGGAGAAAAGGGCTTTACAGCTATGGTATCAGCTTGCAAAGACCTATGACTTGTCCTTGTCATCACCAGCTCACAGAACAAGTATTGGATCCAAGGGATCAACTATACATGTGAATAAACATCCCTGTATTCAGTGTGTTTTAGTCAAAGTTCCAGATGTAATAGCTGTAGGGAATTACAAAAGCATACATGAGACTGGAAATGAAGACTATTACATTCAATACTCCCTGATGGATGCAGGATGTTTGACTGGCACAATAAACCTAATTGAGTATGATTGCCCTCCAGTTGGGAATTGTCCAGATGGTACGTCTGAAGACATGAAGACAAAATACCGTCGATACATCAAAGCTTTCCAAACCAATGTTTGTAATGACCGCAATAAGATGACAACAAAAGTTACAAAGACTGGGTTTGATTCTTTGCAGTTTAATTGGAAATACTGGAATGGATTTGTGATCGATATACCATGAAAGGAGAATACATAATGCTTGATAAAATCACTATCCACAAGAACCTTTGCGATAAAACCCATGTTCTGTACGAGAACAAGAACGCTGACTATGGCGATAGCTATGCTCAGATGCGTCGTAGATACCCGAATGTCATCGCCATGAAGCTATGGGAGAAGGTTAACCGTCTCTGCACCATTATGGACAATCCGAATAATCAGAAGGTCATGGATGAGTCCGAAGATGACACCCTGATGGATATCGCCAACTATGCCTTGATGGAGCTCACCGAAAGGCAGATTGATAGACAAGTAGAGGAGGTCTAAGTATGGGAATCACAGTCTTTGAAGGAAGAACTGTTAATGACGTTTGGACCCAGGCATTTGAAGCACTGATGGCACAAGCTGAGGCTGGTGTTTTGGATAGTTCTCGAGACGGTAATGTTGTGGGGGAGATTTGCGATGCTGCCTTTTTTGTAGAAGATCCTACTCGCAATGTTGTTTCAAATCCTATCAGAAAGCTCCCCATCCGTTATGCCATTGGAGAACTAGCTTGGTACTTATCTGGATCAAATAAGGTAGAGGATATTGCACAATTCGCCAAGAAGTGGGAGAGCCTGACAGACGATGGAGAAACTTGCAATTCTGCATATGGTTACCGGATTTTTGAGAAATTCGGATATGACCAGTGGGATTATGTGAAACAGCTTCTTCGCAAGGATCCCAACAGCAGGCAGGCAGTCATCCATATCAAAGACCCTGATAATAGGCCCACCAAAGATCTCCCTTGTACGGTATATTTGCAGTTTCTGGTCCGAGAGGGCAAGCTGAACCTGTCTGTGCATATGCGTTCCAATGATATCTGGATGGGCGTTCCTTATGACATGTTTAGCTTTACGTTCCTGCAGATTAAGATGGCTATGGAATTGGGACTCAAGATCGGATCCTACTCACACTATGCTGGGTCACTGCACCTATACAGTAGAGATTGGCAGACTGTCACGACTCGACAGCTATCTCTTTTCTCTGACCTCAGTACAACTAACAAAGGGTGATTGACATGGCAAGAGAAGGGTTGATCAAATTTTTGCTCAAAGTCTTGGATGAAAACAGAGATCAACTGGTTTGGGAACACCTCTGTTATGCCCCAAGAGATCTGTACCTGAAGTACATAGATCGGTTTGGTCTGGAGCGGTTTGAGATGGCTGATGCTGTTGCAAACTGGGCAAAAGAAGACTTCAATATTGACCTTTCTATGAGCACTACAAAGGACATTGTTATCCTTCGGCAGCTTGTGTTAGACAAGTACAGTACTGTGTATCCACATCTTTTAAGACGGTCTAACACTGACCATCAAGGTTGGCTCAGGGTCTGGGTATCAACGCATATGGAAAAGGAGCTGTTGAGAAAATGACTGAAGAATCCTACATGACCAGAAACATTCCAGACTCAGAAAAAGAGGCAGCTCTGCCTTTTATTCTGGCTGTGGATTTTGATGGTACACTTGTAACAAACAAGTTTCCTGAGATCGGTGATATCAATCAACGTCTATGGTATGCTGTTATTCACGCTCAGATGAAAGGAGCAAAAATCATTCTTTGGACCAGTCGTACAGATGAATATCTTGCTAAAGCTGTAGAATTCTGTAGAAAAAATGGACTTATATTTGATGCTGTGAATGATAATATCGCAGAGTGTAAAGCTCTTGGCTGGAATGCTCGTAAAGTATTTGCCAATCTGTACATTGATGATCGTAACGGTGTTCTAGTGGATCATGACTTCATCCCTATGCCTACTGAGGTAGTGATATATGGGACTTGAGACAAACTTTCAATCAACCGTTCTCAAGTATCTGAATGGTCTGCCTGATTGTAAAGCAGAGAACGTATCAGGCAATGCAAATCAATCAGGCAGACCAGATATCAATGGTTGCTACAAGGGAAGAGCATTCAAGCTAGAGCTGAAAAGCTCAACTACAGGATACACTACCAGTAGGAAACAAAAGCTAGAACTCCGTAGATGGGCAAACGCTGGATGTGTTGTAGGTGTCATATATTCCATGACCGCACTACGATTTTTGTTTGAGAAGTCAGATTGGTACTATGGAATCCAACACTTTGAGCTAGACGATGGATCTTGGTTCACCATACCGAATTGGAGGGAGCTATGGCCCAATACGGTGGATTTATAATGAAGACAAAGCCTTGGGAACACCAACTCAAGGCTTTGTCCTATTTGTATGAACGTGATGCAGCTGCTCTATATACCAAACCAGGCAGTGGAAAGACCAAGGTCTTTATTGATCTAATTGTAAACCGTGGATTCAAGCGTGTGCTTGTTGTTGCTCCTAAAAAAGCTTGCGATGTCTGGCCGGACCAGTTTATGCTTCACGCAGGTCTTGGATTGGATACCGTTATACCACTACATAAACTGGGATGGAAGCAAAAGCAAGAAGAGATCAAATGGGCTATGACACAGCCAAAGGATAAGCTGATTGTGTTTATTTGCAACTACGATTCAGTGTGGAGAAAACCACTAGACCGTATGCTGTTCTATCACAGATTGGGAGTTGACTGTGTAATTTGTGATGAAAGTCACAGAATCAAGTCTCCTGGAAGCAAGTGTTCAAGATTCCTAGCAAGGTTGGGAAGGATGGTTCCACACAGGTATTTACTCACTGGTACACCATTGGCAGAGAACCCCATGGATGTTTATGCACAGTATCGGTTTTTGGACTCTTCCATTTTTGGTACTGATTATTATGCATTTTGTGATAGGTATCAGAATGTAGACGTGTACCTGAGTAGCAAAATCAATCGTATAGTCCCTGATAAGAAAAACCCATACAAGAATCTTGACGAGCTCAGGGAAAAAATGTTCAGCTGCGCATTTTACTTGAAGTCAACGGTGAAGCTCCCCAAAACTACAAGAATGGTCATCAAGATTCCAATGGATCCTGTAGTTGAACAAATCTATAATGAGATTGAACAAGAAGGAGCTCTAGAGCTAGGTGATGGTTTTCTGACTGTTAATAATGTCTTGTCAATGACCATTCGAAAGCAACAGATCACTAGTGGTTATCTCCCTTTGGAATATGATGATGGAACCAAGGAACTCAAAAGGATAAGCACATACAGAAGAACATTCCTGTACAAATTCCTGAAAGAGATACCAACTGCTGAGCCTGTGGTCATATTTGCCAAGTTTACCAAAGATCTGTATTCCATCCGTAAAGTTGCTGAGAGACTTGGCTGTGGGTATTCAGAAGTGTCTGGTACCGAGGACACCCTCAAAGAGTGGAAGCAAGGTAAGACCCGAATTTTGGGTGTCCAATATACAGCAGGTGCTGAAAGCATCGATTTGACACGAGCTCATATTTGTATCTTTTATACCTTGGATCATTCACTAGCAAAGTATGATCAAGCTCGTAAACGCATTCATCGTCCTGGTCAAGATCAAGCTTGTCTGTACTATCATTTTGTAGCCACAAAATCTTCTGGTACGACCGTAGATCAGGACATTTTGAAATGCTGGAAGTACAAAGAGAACTATATCAATGCTGTAATGAGAGGTGATTTTGGAGCTTATTCTGTATCACGACGCGAAAGCAATTTATTGCGATTATAAGCCACGAAAATTTTAGGGTTATAATTTCACAGCAGATATTGAATTCGTTTGACAGTGGCAAAAATTGGTTGAAAACCATCTTGAACAGAGTTTTTCAGTAAAAGATTTTAGTTTTGTACTGGAAAAGAAGAAAAATCATACTTTTGCTCTGTAAAGGTTATGGATTTGTTCTGCTTTTGAAAATCTCATTTTGGTAAGTTTCATATTTACCTGAATCAAGGTATTTTTCAAACTTTTAGAGCAAATGCAAAATAAAATTTTTCTAAAATCGTGAATTTTTGTTGAAATTGTACTTTTTCCAAACTTTTACAAAGCAAAGTTGGTGTTTTTCAAGCAAAATACTGACTTTGCTTTACTTTTATTGTAAAAATAACAACTTTACTTTTCAAATCTTTGAGAGTAGAATGTACTTGTAAGGTTGAAACAGGGAACACCCCACTGATTGAAAGGAGTTAACTACAATGAAGAAAGTTCTTATCAAGATCTATGACGGTATGAAGTACAATGAAGAATCCAAGCTCATCCATGAAGTAACCTATACCATTAAAGACTTTGAAGTCAAAGAGATCTCCCGAATTGAGATCTTGGCCGAAACTGATGGATCCTGCATTGATGAGTACAATGAATACCTCGTTCTCTATCTGGCTGATGGTGATACCGCAACTTTCCGTAATAGTCACTGCGATTTGTTCTATCTTTGATCCCAACTGATGAGAGCTGGATGGTAACCAGCCGAAACACCCGAAAGGGTGTCTTGGGAAACCAAACTATACTGGGAGGATAAGACAATGAAGCTTTGGATGTACTGGATGGATAATGACTATACTCGTCACTATGAGGAACGGAAACTTCCAGATTGCGGTGATGACCGAGTAGACCTTGAAGATGCAAGTTACAAACTTCACTGCATGCTTCAAAATGGTCAAATTAAGGACTATCAGGTAGAGCTTCGGAAGTAACATATAAGGAGGACATGAAAATGAAAAGGTTTACAGTTCGAGAGCTTTGGGCTTTTGTTAACAGAGCCGATACACATGAAAAAATTCAGATTGCAGCTGACTTCATCACCAAGCAGGAATATCTGGATATCGATGTGTACAATGATATGATGGATGCACTTGCATATCTGAGTAGAGAGCTTTACCACAGAGCGTAACAAACGCCCGCCACGGAGGTTACGAAGGCAAAACAAAATCTTGAATTGGAGGAAACAAAAATGAGGTTTGATTGCACGAAAGGCAAAAGCGCAAAGTACATCGTTAGCCTGTATGGATGGGATGTAGAAGACAGATGGTATTACCATTATTTCAAAGATGCAAAAGCTCGATTTGAACAGATCAAGGTCAATCAGCTAAAAGAAGGTCGTGTGGCAAGTATTTCTGATTTGGAAAAAGATGAGCGCAAAGCATTCGCAAAAGGTTAACCAATCGACCAGCTCCGGAGGTTACGAAGGCAAAGCAAAAGGGGGATAACATGGACGCATTCACATTTATAGTTGTTCTAGCAGGAGCGACAAGTATCGGCTGCGGGATGATGCGAATCATCGAGTGGTTGGATAGATAAGAAAGGGGCTGAACCAGTTAAGGTTCAGCCCTTCCTATTATCTAGAATCGTCGTCTGAAATCATCTTTCTTGTCCAATTTCGGGCGAATAGGAGTATAGGTGTATAAGGTACTCCCCTAGATTTTCGCCTGACTCTGCTGCTCCGAAGTCCTTTTAAGAGGATATGCTGGAATTATGCGCTGCTTTTCCTCATCCCAAACATAAAGAGGATGTTTACCGGATGGAGCTGTTAACATGGCATAACGATCTTTGCCAACCTTTTCAAAGAACTGCGGAAGTTTCATCATGTCAGACCTCGTTTATGATGCGCTGGAGTTTATCACGCATGTGCTCATCAGGGGCAGCTTCCATAGCTTCTTTGAGGGCAGTCTCAAAGTCCTCCTCGGCATAGCTGTAGCCACCGTCACGAGAGTACTGATTGCGCCCTGTAGGATTGTTTGCACGACCTCTACGAGCAGAGCTCATGCCACCTCTGCTAGAGTTACCTTTGCCGCCTTCATAGCTCATACGGCCATACCAAGGCATAGGCATATAACGGTTGGAATTGCCACCACGATAGCTGTTGCCATCCTCTTCTTCAGACTCCATCATGGCAATGGTAGTCTTGATGCTCTTGAGTGCATGACTCAACTTGTCCACAGCTTCCAGATCACTGGTAGACATGCCGTCAGCCTTTTCAACCCTGATACTGTACTCTTCCAGCTCATCCATGAGAGCTTCGCACAGCTTGTGAAGGATCTCAATCTTTCTATCCATTGTATTTCCTCCTTCCTTATGCAAGATCAAAGAGAATGTTCGCGTTCTGAACCATGATCGGAATGGTACTTGTATTCCTCACGGATACGCTGGAACAGGTACACATACAAGGAACTGTCACTACAATGTCAGTTCCCACGTTGCCAAAATCTTCAGCATCTGCAGGAACAAAGATCATAGTGCTGGACGGATCCTCATCGCCATCAATGGCAAGCGCAAGGCTGATACCCTCTTCAGGTACAGTCTCACCTTCAGGAACAGCAATGTTTGCGTGAAATGCCACTTCATATCTGGTATTTCGGCGCCAGCACTGCATCACATTCTGGCGAAAGAACCTGTTAGCAATACGGAAAAGGCCAGTATCATCACGATGATATACAAGACCATTACTACACGGGACAGGAGTTTCTGTGAAGATAATGCTGCCGTTGACGGGAACAACCTGAGCAGCATTTGCGCTGAATTCAGCAGCCATTGTCTTCACCCCTTATCCATTGCAGCCACAGCCACAACCGCAGTTGTTGCCGATGTTAGTCGGGCAAGTGAAAATGGGCTGGTTGCCAAAGACGGGAACCGTGCCGACAGGGCACTGGGAGAGACGGTTGTACACGGCATCGGTCTCAGCAGTCTGACCAGCAAGGATACGAGCGGTCTGAACGTCCTGAGAAGCCTGACCACGAGCGTACAGAAGCTCAGAACGGAGCTGCGCAATGGTGTCATTCTTCTGCTCGATCTTGTCATTGCAGAGCTGGGTAAGGATGGTCTGAGTCTGCGCCTGAGTAGCAGCCAGAATATCCCGCAGACCCTCAGAAAGTGCTGCACGATCTGCGCAGTTTTCAGTGGCCACGGTGTACTTCAGGTCAGCCAGTCCGGCACGATTGTCGCAACAACACTGAGCTTGCTGCGCCTGGATAGCATTCAGAGCTGCAGTATTGGCAGTCTGAGCCGCAAAAGAGCGTTCAAGGGAGGAAATCTGATTCTGGTTGAGCTGCTGGGTGATAGCATTCTGTGCACCAGTGACAGCAGCAGTCGTACCAGCGAAACCGTTGCACAGAGACTGCTGAACACCCGCAAAGCCGTTAGCCATACCCATCTGCATATCGCCGCAGCAACCACAGAGCTGAGTAGCAAGGTTGCTAACACCGTCTCGAACGGAAGTGATGGAATCATGGATCTGAGCATCGCGGAAACCGTTGGACACGTTGTTGTTGATACCCTGCTGACCGTTGAGGAGCCAAGGGAAGTCATAGCCAAGGCCAAAACCACCCATGCCACCCATCATCATGGGCCACATGCCACCGCCGAAGCCACCCATGCCCCAGCCATTTCCACCGATCAGGAGGAGAAGCAGGATCCAAGCCCAGTCACCGCCAAAGCCAAATCCGCCGTTGTTACCACCAGCGTAACCCGTAGGGCTCACAAGCATGGTCGCAGGAATGCCATTGTTTTCATCTGTAAGAGCCATTTTATCTCCTTTCTACTTCATGTGTTGAAGTTGTAGGCTTTCGCCCTTTATTTATCTCAACCATTGCCTGTGCACCGACAATGGAAAGATACAAGTTATCTGCCTGTCATACTACTGATTAAACGCATAGCCATCTGATACCGAGGGTTGTTAACTTGAGTGCTCTTCAGTAGGTATTGAACCATCTGATTAGGATCGGTCATTCCATCTGGAATATTTTTGCCATGTGCTTTTGCATAGGCTACAGGATCTGCCTTCAGGCTTGCAAGGTCATTCTGAAATGCCTGCTGCGCTTTTCTCGGATCCATCTGCTGTTCCGGTGAATACTGTTTTGAGGTCTGATGTCCAAGCTGATCAAAAAGTCCCATCATTCATTCGTCTCCTTCTTTGAATTGTGTTTAGGCGGTTGTGTAGGGTTTGCTTTTTGCTGTCTTGATAGTTGAGCCATCTGCGCTGCAACTATTGCATTGATGTGTTCATCGAGCTCATCTTTGCGAACATACTCTTTTGGGTCAAAAGCAGGTTTTGAAGGCTGTGGAGGTCGCTCCTCATAAATCTTATCAGTGTATTCCCCATTTGCATATACGCTACGGAAGATGATTGTTTTCTCATCCTTGGTCATATATGCCCCAGTTGTTCCAACGGCTGGAGGATTCTTGCTGATAGCTTCAATGTTTTCTATCTGCTTGATATCCATGTGAATCACTGGAGTCAGATCCTGCTGAGCAGGAGGATTTTGCTGAGTCATCTGACCTGGAGGCATATTCCATCCATTTACGGTCATTTGCTGTGTCTGATACTGATACGGATAACCATTATATGGCTGATATCCTACAGGGAATGGGTTAAATTGTGCCATAGAATTAACCTCCAATCATTTATTTGTGATAGAAATAGTACATTGGTATTTCTGCTGAGCTATCCCAGGAGTCAAGCAGTACTCCATCTCTGATAGTAGCAACGTGTCCTCCAAAGGCCAGAACATATATACCGAGAGGATGGTCTTGACAGAAATCTTCAGCGCAGTAGAAGCTTGGACAACTGTTAGGTATAGCAAGCCGTGTAAAACCATTGCGACGAAGTACAGAACCCCAAACAGCATCAGCACTTGGCATATCGCACATGTTGCGAGCTTCTTTCACCAAAAGGTCAAAAGCATCATACCAATCAAGGCCAAGAGCTACTGAAATTGCTCTGACTGCACAATCACCAATGCTTTTTTCGCAAGGATTGTTTACAAAGTGCTGATACACTGTTCATCATCTCCTAGGTTTCATCATAAAAATAATACCCCTGAAATACTCACGAAAAGTATCTCAGGGGTATAATAAAAGGATATCCACACTTTCGGGCGAATATCAAGCCAAAAGTGTGGATATTAGAAGAGAGTTGTTAACTTGGCAAGAGCTTTGGCATGCCTTTTCTTGATGGTGACTTCAGCATAGCCAAGCATGTCACCAATATACCGAAAGTCTTTGTTTTGGATGTAGTGTAGCCGCAAAATTTCCTTGTCTTCATCCGATAAAGTACATTGATCCAGCAAGTCATCAAATCTGGATACTTGTGGTATGGATTTCAACCTTTTGCGTGTTTCAATGTGCTTTGAATTCAAGGCATATCACCTCAGTGTCTGGCTCTACTCATGTACCTTCCACAAGAAGGGCATCTTGCAGACCCTCCTTTGCTTCCTTTGGATCCAATAGAAGTACTCTTGGGGCTGGATTTAGTTACCGTGGTGGGACTCTTATTGGCAACATATGACCGTGATGTGGTCGTAGTGGTTACAACCTGTTTAGCCATACTCAATCACCTCCCTCATTGTAGGATGCGTGTTCACCGGCTTGATAGACATTATTGCCTGAGCCTTCACCCGTGTCCTGTTCAACCGTGGTTGTGGTCGTGGTGGTAGTCATATGGGACTCGTAGTTGATGAAGATACCCGCAATAATGACATTAGCGATCAAGCTGATAATCAAGATGATACGAAGCCAAAAGTCTTCGCGCCTTTTGGATTCAAGCATAGTCATGACAATACGGTTCAAAGCAATGCTTTGATCCAGCGCATCCTTCTCATTAGAAAGATCATCAAGTTCGTTGATAGAAGACTTGTCTTTCATCAGTTCTCCTCCTTAATGGCGTGTTTCAAAACTTCGCATATGCTGATAAGGGCTTGTGTCTGTACATCGTCATTTTTCATCATGGAAAAAATGGTCTTGATCTGTTCTTCATGACTCTGCACTTGTAGCTCAAGTCCACGCTCTGTTTGTGACATAGACCGTACATCAGATTTCAGCTCTTCAATCCCTTTCAGGGCTTGTTCAAGCTTCTGCATCATTACACCGTCATTGGATCCTTTTGCTTTGATACCACCCAAAAAGGTAGCAACACCAATCACAAAGGTCACTAAACTGAACACAAAGAGAAAATCACTCTGATTCATGAGCGTGTACCTCCTCTATCAGTATAGCTTTGCACGATCATTGATAACAAACATACGCATCATGTCCATAGAAAGATCAAGATCAGCAGGCAAACCCTTCTCATCCTTGACCGTTCCGGAACCTGTGAGAAGTTTCTTTTTGATCAGCTTTTCAATGGTAGGTTTTGCCCAGTCAGGCATCTCGCTGATCCGATTGTATCGGATGTCAGTAACATGATTGTATTGAGGCATGGTGGGTGCAACTACTCCTTTCCTCAGCATAGCAGTGGTATATTTACCATGATTATCCCACTGTAGATGGGGCCTGTCTACAAAAGAAGACCAATCACCACCCCAAGAAAATCCAATGTGCTTGGCAATGATAGCCACATTCTGGAAGAAGCTCTTGTCATCATATTCGTGACCTTTGACATTTCGACAAAAATCAATGGCCAAGCCCTTTTTGTGGAATGTGGAAGTCTTGCTGTTTGTGATGATGCTACCAGGACGTGTACGACCCTGTGCATACAGATATGCCTGATATTCATCATCCCGTACTGTCTGTGTAATCAGAATGGGTAGCCCTTGCTCTTTGCACATAGAGATAAGGGTCTCTACGTTTACTCTAACATCACTGCGCAGAGCGGACAGATTCCGACTGTTTATCATGAGAAACCTCCTTGTTATACTGTGCCGTGGAAACACCAATGAGAGTACCAACTAGAACGCCAATGGCATCAATAGTCAGAACCACTTCATTGGCAAAGGGCAGCTTCCAAATGGAGGCAATAACCGAGTAAAAAGCCGACAGCGCAGGTAAAACAATGAGGCAGATCCATTTCAGGATGTCATAGGTTTTGTTGCTCAGATGAATCTTCATAAGTCTTCTCCTTTTTGATTCCAAATATGTGACGGATCAGGGTCATTAGCAGTTCCCCTCCAAAGAATGCAGCTATTGCAACAAATATCTCTGTCATGGATGCACCTGCTCGTTGACCATTGAGAGATACAATTCCAGCGTAGCTGATGTACAGAATACAGTACACAACAATGACCTTTGAAAACAGATGTGATACTTTGATCCTTCTATGCTTTTTCTTTTTGCTCATTCTCCCATACCTGCTAGTCCAATGGAGATACACACAGTAGCAATTTTCTGGGCATCATCATAGTTGATAGTCAGGTCATTGATTTTGTTGTATCTACTGCAGATAGGGAGCGGAGTCTGATTCCCATCAAGGACTTCTATAGTGCTGAAATCCCCTGCCAAAGCAAACGATGAGAGGTCGGGAAAATCACTCTCATGGTTGATCCTTAGAACACGATAACCATTAAGTGTTAACACAATAGGGAGCTCAGTAATCCGATCAACTTGGAGAGATCGTTCTCTGTTTGTACCCTTGTCAAAAATGATTGTGATCATATAGGTTTACCTCCTATGACATTCCTTTCTTCCAGTTAGCTGTTCCTCCGCCATTATTTATCCATGGAATAGTTTTGTGCCAATTTGCTGTGCCTCCACCAGTGTTTATCCATGGAATTGCCATATGCCAATTTGCTGTACCACCACCTACATTGATCCATGCATAGCTGTCACCAGAGCTTTCTTGCCAGATAGCATACAGCACATATTTTGTTCCAGGACTGCTTCCAGATCCATATACTGTGATTGTTCCATTGGGATAATAGTCCGCTGTTGTAGCAGTTTTGGTAAGAGACCAGCCGAGAAAAATGTAATTGGTTCGTGTTGGTTTTGTTGATGGGATGTTTAGCTGAACATACTCACCAGTTGAGCTTTGACCATATACTGTTGACGGTGCACCACTGCCTCCATTTGCATTAAACTGAACATAGGCATACCAAGTAGTGATTTGCTTCCAAGCAGCATACAAAGTATGGCGTGGACCAGGATAAGAAGTTGAACCATATCCTGTATATGTTTCACCTGGCTGTCTAAGTGTCCCAGTTCCGCTTGAGTTGGTAGCCCAACCAAGAAATTGGTATCCATCTCTTGTTGGTACAGTGTCTGGGATATCAAATGTAAGATATCCCGTATCATTTGTATCGCTGTTATAGATTGTACTGGGTGCTCCACTGCCTCCGTTTGCATTGAAAGACAGATATGCATAGTATACAGTTGAAACTCCTGCATCAAACTGTCCTTCATCTCTGTAAGATGTTGCAGACCAACGAACACCGTTGTAAATGTAGGATCCATTTGAATCACGTACATACAGGACTGCATACCAGTCATACGCAGCTGGTTCATAGTCAAGGTCATTTATGGATGTGTAAAAAGTATTGCTTCCACCGCTTGATTCATTTGAAATGATGTTTAGTACACCATAACCATAGATATCAACATAAAGCAGCTTTGGATAGCTGTAACTGTCAGATCCGCCTGTAAATGATCCTTGAATGTAAGCTGTAGTCCCAGAGGCAGAAATGTTTACATCTAGTCTAGCCATATATCAACTCACAATCTGAAAATACACACCACCGTTTGCCGCAGGAACCGATGAGTTATTTAACGGTGAGGCTGTTCCCCAGCAATTTCCTCTTGGAAAGGCAACAAAATTACCACTCAACCCGATACCATCCTCAACAGATACACTTGCTCCTGCACCAGCAGAAATATATACATTTGAATTTGTTCCAGCAGTTAGCTGCAAGCCAGAGTTGGAATACAAATTAACACCGATACCTGTGGATGTTGGAGATAGAGTGAATCCACCACGTACATAGTCTGTATATCTTCCTTGCGAGTATGTGGAATAATACAGATAACAAGTACCACCATACAGATTCTGTGCGCGTACTGTACCAGTCATTATTTGAGATCCATCAATGTAGGTAGTGTTAGGATATACCCATTGGCCGACCGTATCAAGAGCTGTACTAGCATCACTTGAAGCCTCATCTGCAGTCTCAACTGCCCCATTGATTCTAGCTTTGGTAGCGTCATCCAATTCACTCCAAGAGATAGAACCCTCTGTAAGAGTAATGTCACCAACAAATACATACTTTTTGTTTACGGGATCAAAATACAGCACCTTATTGGATCCTTGATAGAATGACAATTCGTCAGAGTTGAGAACAACTGAGGCATCAACATTACCATTCCCATCAACCTTATCCACCTTGAGACCCTGATCCCTATTGATTGACACGCCGTAGTATTTTGTACCAAGGGTGACTTTTCGATTGAGTGCCCTCATCAGAACACCCTCATAGGGGAGCTCATGGTCTTCATTGGTTTTTGTAGGGGCTTTGATAGTTGTATAGTCCTCTTCAGAAGCCTTTCTGTAAATGGATCCGACATACAGCATCTTGTCTCCATACTGGATTGTGTCACCAACCTCAATCAAAGGATCCAACTTGTAATCAATGGAGTATGGAATGTAGGTAAAGCCATTGAGCTGGTTTAACAAGGCATTGGTCATCTGTTGTGTTGCCCACAGGCAATTCACCACAAACTCAAACCCATCTGTACCAGCTGAGTAGTAGTCTCCGCTGTCATTATACACACAGGATACCTTTGTGATTGTGACTGGTTCTCCAAGCAAGGAGAAATCTTCCGGATCATCGATTGTATAGACTGGTGTATTGCTGAGCTGTAGCGGACAGATGTATAGTTTATTCTCAGAGGTCATTATACAGTTTCCGCCACAAGCTGCAGCAATATTTGACAGAATTTCACGGATGGACAATTCATTGGGGTATTCAACCTGATAACTAGAAGGGATTGAAGTTCTAGGGTCGATTGTTACCTGCAACCGAGTAGCAATCTGATTCAGCACAGATTGCATAGACTGAGGCCAATCATCTTGATACCCTTCTGGAGTGAATCGTGCACCCATTTTTCGGAGCACCTCATCATAGGCTGTGATTGTTAACCAGCCATCAGATGCCTGTTTTCTGTTATCAATGTAAAATGTACCTTCAGTCAGCCAATCAGAAACACCAGTTCCAGGCAAAACGATGCGACTCTGCGCAATAACCGTTGCTGCTCTGGGTATAGTTCCAATCGGAAGAAGAGTGCATTTTAGACTGGAAGAACAAACATTACCGACACTCAGCTCATCAGGCAGAATAGCTTGGGAAATTTCCAGACTTCCGTCTTCAATATTGTCTTCAGTATAGACTTGATTGTTGATCAGAAGTCTGTATTCCATCCCATAGGATGGATTGGAACGATAAGTCGCCCAATTAGTAGGTGCAGTCTTCATCAGCGTTCCTCCATCACCAAAACCATGCCATCCCAGTAGGAGACAGCAATCCCTTCAATAGCAAGATTGATATCTATGTCTCCACCAGGAATAGCTTGAACCGTTCTGTCTCCAAGATGAGGATCATGGTATGTAAAGGAAACATACTTGGTTGAAATCTCATCCATCAGAGACTGGAATTCCTCTTCAGAAACAGGTTCAATTATTGCAGTAACAACTGAAACCGTTTTTGTTTTGGCAGAGTGGGCTTTACCGCTCATGGAGTATCGGTCTTCACCAAGCTTTCTGGTTTTGTACTGAACATTCAAGCGTTTGACCAGAGCTGAAAAGTCAATGTCATTGATTTTGTATAACATCTGAATCACCTCACTTAAATGGTCAGTACAACTTTACCAGATGTTCTGCTGACTTCATTGATATCCGAAATTGCAGCCGTACCAATTGTTCTATCCTGAAGCTTGAGAACAATAGTCAAAGGAATGGAAACAGACTGAATACTTTGGTTGATGTTACGAACAGTAGAAGCAAGCTCACCAAGGAAATTCAGCAGTGTGCTTTCATACTGAATAGAAGAGAACCCATTGTCCAAGTATGCAGCTGAGGTATCTCCTCTGTCAAAGCTGTCACGGTTTACTGACAATCTGGTATCAATGCTCTTCGGCAGCTTTTTGTACTCAGAAATTACGTCATCAGACAGACCAGAAACAGAGTCTAAAACAGACTCTCTACTTCTTTCCAGACCAACTGCTAAACCCTCATTGATGAATTTACCCACAGGCATTAGCTTTTTAGCAGGAGAAGCGATGCCAAAGGCTTTTTTGAATCCCCCAATGATGCCATTTGCAAAGCCACTGATCTTTTCCTTGAGCCAACCTGCTGCACTGCTAATACCGTTCCAAAGACCCTTCACAATATTGGAACCAATACTGAGGGCTTTTTGAGGTAGCTGTGCAAACAAGTTCTTGATCTCTTCGATCTTTTGAGGGATCTTTTTGAATACCTCAACAATTTTTGTTACGGCTGAACTGATTGTGGAGGTAATCTTTGCCCATGCGCTGTTAACAAAGTTTCTGAAGTCCTCATTCTTCTTGTACAGAGTAACCAGCGCAGCAACCAATGCACCAATGGCAAGAATGACAATTGCAATCGGATTTGCCGCCAGAACAGCATTAACAGCTGCGATTGCAGGTTTGAGAATTGTGATAACTTTATGAACCGAAGTTATAACCCCAATCAGTTTTCCAATAAGGAGAAGGACTGGACCTGCTACAGCAAGAACCGCTGCAATCTGAACAATTGTCTCTTTTGTTCCTTCATCCAAAGAATTGAGCCAGTTTACAAGATTTGTAATCCACTCAACGGCTTTGGTCAAGGCAGGAATCAATAGCTCTCCAAAGGAAATTGTCAAACCTTCCAAAGCAGACTTGAAAATGGTCACTCTGCCTTGTAGATTGTTCAACTGAACATTGGCCATTTCTTCTGCAGATCCGCCTGCATTATAGATAGCCTCAGTCAACTTTTGGAAATCTTCATCACTAGAGTTTACAACAGCTAACAAGCCAGACATACCAGTTTTTCCAGCCAACAGAGAAGCTTGTTCTGCAGCTTCTGCCTCTGTCAACGTGGAAAAGCTCTCACGAAGATCTTGCATGACTTCCATGAGGGAAAGCATGTTTCCTTCATCATCAGTCAAGGATATGCCCAGATTCTGCATAGCTGCTGCAGCGTTCTTGCCTGGATTTGCCATATTGCTCAGCAGAGATCTTAGTGCAGTACCAGCTTGAGATGCCTTAATACCACTATTGGCCATCAAACCGAGAGCAATAGAGGTATCCTCAGCAGAGAACTTCAAAGCACCCGCAACCGGAGCCACATACTTGAAGGATTCACCGAGCATTGACACATTTGTATTAGCATTTGCAGAAGCAGCTGCAAGCACATCTGCAAATCTTCCGGAGTCTGCTGCTGTTAAACCAAAAGCAGTTAGAGCATCAGTCACAATATCCGAAGTGGTGGCCAAGTTTTCTCCAGAAGCAGCAGCCAGATTCATGATGCCTTCAATACCATCCAGCATGTCCTGAGTCTTCCAACCAGCCATTGCCATGTAGTTCATAGCCTCAGCTGATTCGCTGGCACTAAACTTGGTTTTGGCACCCATCTCTTTGGCTTTGTCAGCCAATCGATCAAAGTCAGAACCAGTTGCACCAGAGATAGCCTGTACCTGTGACATAGCACTCTCAAAGTCCGAAGTGATTTTTACTGCAGCAGCTCCTACACCGACAATTGGAAGAGTCACATTTTTCGTGAGAGTTCTTCCTGCACCAGTAAAGGCACTTCCTAGTGCAGCAACCTTATCACCTGTTGTAGCTGATTCACTCTGAAATGTTTTCAGATCACTCAGAGCAGATTGGAATCCAGATCTGAATCCAGAAGTATCAAGATCAAGATAACCAATTGCTTGTCCTACATTTAACGGAATTGTGACTCACCCCTTTCCATAGGTTTTGTACAAGTCTGTAAACGATGCTACTTTTCGATGGAAAATAGGCTCCTCACCGTTCTCCATCTTGGATTGAATGAAGATACAAGCCTCATTCAAGCAGTAGGCTGTGTATTCGTCCTCAATCCCCAACAACTCTGATGGTGTTTTCTTCCATGTTTGCGCCATCTTCAACAAGGTGATTATTCTCGAACTGCGAACGAAAGGATCGCAGAGCTCTCACACCCTGCTGAGTGTAATTGAAAACAAACATGTACTGATCATCTGTTAGTTCTACACCTGCCTTCTTCAGCTGGGAAAAAGTAGGCTCAACAAAGCAAGCCTCACAGATAGCATCCAGAACGTCAAACAGATTGCTCATAGCTGCAGAGTCATCAGTGTCCATTCTTCCGTTGGCAAACAGCTCATTCGCAGTACCAATCAGAGAGTTGGGGATTTTGCCCTCACGTACAAGAGCAAGCATAGACGGACGTTTCAACCGAGCCACAAAAGGCTGACCCTCGATAAACGGAGGGAGCTCAACGAGCGTGCCCTGACTCGCCTTGACGAGATCAGTGATGGGTGTTACGGCCAACTCAGTCTTGTTATACATAGTTCCTCCTTGTTACGAAACAGACGGCAGGGTGCTCACATAGGTGATCTTGTAGGGTGCTTCATCAGACTTCGGTGCAGAGTTGATAGTGTACTCAGGAGCACGGAAAGCACCGTCTTCAGATGCAAATGCAACAGGAACACCCTGACAGTTGGGGTATTCGATGCATTCATACCGAACAATCTGACCACTGGTATCATACTGGGCAGAATACGCTCTCAGAGTGAATACGGAGCCATGGATGCCGCTACCAACCGTGGGGGGAGTGTAGCTGCTCACACCAAAGCCCTTATCCTCAGTGCCTTCAGTTTCCTGACCAGCTTCCTGCCAATACTTGATAGTGCCGCCCTGAAGCATCTGAACAAGCTCAGGAGAGAACACGTTATCAGTCAGAGTAATCTGATTGCCAGTAATGGTACTGACTTTCTGCTTCTGAGCTTTGAGTTTACCCTTGACAACCAGTCTAACGGCTTCTTCTTCCTCGACCTGAGGTTCAACTGCAATCTCAGAAGCAGTATCCAGAGCATAGGCTGCGGATTCAGTTGCTGCGACTACAAGAACAACGTCAATAGTCGGGATTTCAGTCACCTTTTTGGGAGTGGGAGTAGGCATATTGAAACCTCCTTATTAGATTTTTCGATTGTTTCGATACTGTACACTGATCATATGACCCTGTACAGTCTCATCAAGAAATGATCCTGTTTCAAAATATGTGGGGATGATTGCCGGAAACAGATCCTTCATGGCTTGTTTAACTTCTGCAACAAAGAGTTCAAGCGTTGAGAATTGATCCTTTGGCACATAGCACAAGACATCGTACAAGCTTTGAGTACTGGAGAATCCAGCCAGTTTTTGAGTCCCCTCGTCTCTGACAACTACATAGGGACTAATGCAGTCACCTTCATGCTGTCCAGGACTGTACACGTCAAGACCTTTTGTTTGCAAATGCCTGTAGATGTTCATCCATTGACTCATCTATCACCCCAGCCTTTCAAGAAGTCTCTGTAATCCAGGAAGGATTTTGTTTGCTCCGACATACCGTATGGTGGGCTCGATGATTGCAAACCGTTTTTCATGAGCCAGTTCGAGCCAGATACCGTAATCTACACCATGAGCCAACTGAATCCTATACCCATTTTGGATTGGGTAAGAAGACCCTTCTAACCGTTGACGAGCTGCACCAGTCCGGTCTGTCCATTTACGGTTTTCTCTGGCATAGTTTTGGAGCTGAATTGCGCTGGTGTTTGCATACATACGGAATGCAGCATCTGTTCTTTCTCCTGCAGAAGCTAGACCAGAAAGCAATCCTTGTGCATCAAGGCTGAAACCGTTTGCCATCGTCAAGCACCTCCTCCAAGGATATGTCGCAAGCAAAATCCCCTTCTGCAATGTTCTTGACTTCAGAAACAAAGTACAGGTTGTCATTCACATGTACAATATCCTTAATATGAACCTGATCAGCATCTTCAGACATAACAAGAATCATTGGTGCAGGTCTAGTTCTGGAGGTTGTTCCTTCGGTAGAACTACGAGATACATGAGAAGTAGTCTCATGAAATACTCCCATCAGTACAAAGGACTCAGTATCACCGCTGGGCTCATTGAATTCATTCAGAACAGGACGCTGGAATTCAATGGGCTTTCCAGCGGTTTTGATGAGTCTTCTGACCTGATTTATGTGTGCATTTCTCTGGTGAGCATTATACTTGTAGCTCATCACAGACCACCTCTCAGAACTCCAGAATTGTTCGGTCGATATCTTGCAGCCAGTCTACGAAAGTATTTGGAACTGTCTGCAATACTCATACCTGATACAGACAAGGTAGTGTTTTCTGCTTTCACAAGCAGACACTGATATGCAGTCTTGTTATAGTCGCCATTGTTTTCTTTCAGGTACAATTCCAGCTCTTCTTCTGTAAAGAACGGTACATCATCCTCACGCAGAATCGTACGCAGCTCTTCAATGGTTTGCATAATCAGTCACCTCAATTCTGGAGATGATACCGAATCAGCTGTCGCAGCTCCTTCTTAGACCGAATACGATCATGGTTCAACCCGAGCTGATCGGCATATCTGACCAGCATCTCGAAGCTCATCTCACTGAGGGGGATTTCACTGAAATCCTCTTCAGGCTCTTCCTCCGGTTCTTCGAGGTCATCCTCGTACGACTCCTCGTCCGATTCTCGCTGAGAGTTTTCCTCCTCTTCGTGCGAATCAGAGTCGGGGTGGTAGTTACCCACCCCATCCTCTTCGGGCGTCTCCGTCGCATCGAGCACTCTAAAACCACGATCTTTGAAATATGACTTAAAAGCTCCGCTCGTGACTTCAAGAGTCATCGCACCATTCGTGATGCGCAGCATAGAGAATCCCCCTTTCTCAAGGAATAACGACGTCAGCGATAACGATGTTGTTGGCCTGTTCAAAGGAAGGCAGGCAGATCATGGTGACCTTGGTCTCCACATTGACAGGATCAGCCTTTTCGATGGTGGTCACAGCCACGCCCATATCAGTGATGGAGACGTTGGCAACCTTGCCACCCATCAGATCACTTTCCTCAGGAGTGGTACCGAACCAAGTCTTGCCGAGATCGCCTGCAGGGAACAGAACGACCATGTCATCGGGAACGAACTGGGTAGTGACACCGCTGTCGTTGACGTACCGCTTGCCATACAGAACCAGCTCAAGACCCAGCTCATCGCTCAGGTACTGAGTCAGTCGCTGATCAGAGACCGCAGACACCTGACCGTTGGACAGAACGAACAGATTCTTGATGATCTTCTGGTTGTTGCGGAGGTAGCCCCAAGTCTTGCGAGTGAGGGCACCACGCACAGGACGAACACCAGTATCGTTCTCGACCAGATCCATCCATTTGCGCATATCCTCGATGGGATCAGAATTGACCGTATCTGCCCAAGAGGCATTGGTGGTCACCTTGTGAGTCGCAGGAACACCATAGTCATAGTCATATGCCTGACCGTTGGCCGCAACAGAGATAGCGCCAGTGGTAAGAGCCATCATGCGCATCTCTTCACGGCGAGCACGAGCACCTTCCAGCAGGTGCATCTCATCGTCGAACACACGGCGCATAACGGCATCAATGTACGCCTGATTGCTGGTCTCCAGAACCATGTTGAGCTCCTGACGGAGTTCCTCGTCGATGTACATGGACTCCTTGAAGAACGGCATCTGAGTGTGGAGCTTGTCAAAGCCAATGCGAGGACGCGGAACAGCACCCACGTCAAAGGCAGAGGGCTTCAGCACCACAGGAAGACCGTTGGCACCCTTGATCCAGTCGAGATTCAGACCCAGCTTCTTATCAGCAGGGAACAGTTCCTCGCCGAGATAAGGGGGCTGATCCTGAATGTGCTCCTCCCAGTAGGAAGTGAGCTCCGGAGCCTTCACGAGATCGAAAATACTCATATTATTTGTTTCTCCTTTCTAGTTGTGATGATTGATCAGTTGTCCTTCAGGAACCAGACCTTGCCAGCCAGCGAAGTCTTGACGGCACTCGTGATCAGAGCCGCAGTCGCCGCAGACAGGCGATCCAGGTTCACAAAACCCCAGATCAGCAGGGAAGCATTTGCGTTGACATCCGTGATATCAACGTCATGGAGCAGGATACCAACAGCCGGAGCATTTTCACCGACATTGGTAAACGCCGTGGCTCGATTCTCCAGATTGCCGGACAGGGGAGTACCAGCCTTGAGAATCTTGCGGCCATTTTCGGTCACAAAGCCCGTGGCGGACTTATTGACCTTGATACTGACAGCCATCTGATTCTGAACATTGAACAGAATCTGGACAGGTGCAGTACCGACGGTCTTGGTAATACCAGTCTGATTAAGCATGTTTGATTTTCCTCCTTGTTAGTTGTTTTTGAAATAGCTGCTTTTCTGTGTGGACTTGTTGGACTTAGCCAACCGCTTGCCGAGACCATCGCCAGAGTTGCCTCCTTTGTTTCTCGGCGGATTGTTGGGGTTTCCAGTGCCAGAAGATCCTGCAGACTCCCCAAACAGAGTAGGATACTTTTCCTTGAGCTCCTTCAGCACCTTGTCAGAAGGATTGCCATCACCCATCTTGCTGAGTGCGAGAGTAATGATGTCATCCAGAGCTTCAGGCTTGGCTCCAACTGCTAGAGCCGCAACTTTCAGCTCAAGTTTGGCATTCTTGCTCTCAGCTTCGGCCAGCTTATCTTCTGCTGCTTTCTTTGCTTCCTTGTCAAGCTGCTGCTGGGTTTTACCCGAGTCAAGAGTCTTCTTGATCTCAGAAAGAGTATCAGTGAAGTCCTTCTCGCTTTTGGGATCAAATCCAAGCTCTTTCAGGATAGCCTGTCTTGCAGTGCGCTTTTCTCTGGCCATCATGGAGTTGAGCTGCTCCTGAGTGTACGATTTGGAACCTTCAGGATTCTGGGACTGATTTCCGTTGTCTCCATTGCCTGCAGGGGGATCCGCAGGAGTGGGATCATTCTTCCCACCGTTGTCTCCTTCTGCAAAGAACTGAAGACCGATGTGTTTGATGGAATCGTGCATGAGTTTGGACATTGTAAACCTCCTTTTTATCCGTGTGTATGCTCACGGTAGCAGTAGTCCAGTTGTACCGTTGATCCATCCTCCAACTGGTAATAGGATTCTTTATACTTCTCCGCCAGTTTACGACGGTAAAAGCCCAACTTCTTTGAGACCTTTGCTTGCTTCTGCTGCAGCTTTTGAGGAACAGGTCTTCCCTTGGTGATATACTTGTTACACCGCTGATATACCTGTCTGGATTCTTCCAGCAAAGGCAGAGTAGTCTCATCGTCTACAATAACAGGATATTGCTTTCCACATCTGGGACAAGTCAGGAATGTTGCTGTAACCGGATGAGGTGGAAAACCTTCTTTCAAGAGGTCAATGTTGTACTCTTTCAGTACACTGGCAGTCAGAGTAAACTCGTGTCTGCACAAGTCACAGTATATTGTGTGGTTCATTGTTTTCTCCTTTACAAGTTTGTTAGTCATACAGGGATTCTGCGTACAGGTCAAGTTCTGGATCATCTTCACCCAAAGCCCAGTCAGCAATACGGTCTGCAATCTTTTCCATTGAGTCTTCAATCACTGCGGTAAAGGTACACAGGCCATTCGGATGATCAAGGGGAAGATCATCTTTGTCAAACAGCTGTCCATCTCGTTCTTCACAAATAGGACACGTTCTTGATCCTCCGCTTGCTTCCCAACGATAAGCCACTACAAAAGGATTATCGTGTGTAGTTCTAACAAAAGCCTGTTGATATGCATGAGAGACCATTGTTCTGGCCAATCTTTGAGCATTGTAATCAACCTTGCGAGCTGTTCCTGGATAAACCTTTGACCAGTCCCATTCTTTTCTTGCACTAGGATTGACATATCTCTCAAGATCCTTGGCAATATCATATGTGCTCTTGTTTGCAGCGATACCTTTGGCAACTACTGTATTCACATCCCGTTGAGTATGTACTGACTGCTTCCAGAGTTGTCTGGACAGAGTCCAGTTACCTTCATAGAGCTTTCCTGTTGCTACAGCACGAACTGTATCTGCAGGTACATGTGAAAAAGCACCTTCAATCGGCATCCCCACAGACCGTAAAAATTTGAGATTGTCATCAACAACGGCATGAGCTGCTTGCCACATGTTTCCCTCAACAGTTTGCTGCACCTTGCCTCGCATTGAATCCAGCTCAGCGTTGATTTGTCGAGCAAGATCCTTCAAGTATTGCTTCCGCAAGGAATCAGACGGAACACGAGGAGCTTTTTGGGCTTCTTTGGCAATTTCCTTTGCTAAATCACGGTACAGCTTGATGATCTGTTTTTGCTGTTCTTCAGTTAGGGTTTTTCTGACCAGTTCGGCGTTGGTAAAGTCGAGCTTCAGGGGCATCAGGACTCACCCTCTTCCTCCGTTTCTTCTTCTTCCAACGGAGAATTGCCCTCCTCGCCCGAATTCTGGTTGGGCTGAGTAACTCCAGAGGGTGGCATGGTAAATGCGTCCTCGAGCAATTCTCGCTCTAGAGCGATCTGTCTCAGCTCCTCGTCAGCCTCATCATCGGTGAGGTTGCGCCATTTCTTCAAGTAGGACTTCTTGCTCATGGTCTGCGCAGTCACCTCAGCAAGATCAGTCTGCTTCTCATCAGCCTCATCTTCAGGCAGGGAATACTGGTTGTCAACCCGAACAGTGTACTCTTCTTCAGGAAGAGTA